GTAGGACCTTCACCAACTTTATATTGTGTTAACAACTCACCTAACTTCTCTGTCATCTTATCTTGAGTAAAGTTAGTTTTTACATAATGTCTGTTTTTACGAGACATTACCACTGCTTTTTTGTAATTGTTATAAACTGTTTTTAGAACACCACCTGCTTGTTGATGGTCAATCTTGAACCATTTTGCTTGTTCAAGAATCCATTTGTTTGCAGCTGATTTATGGACATTCTCTAATTTACCACCCACTAAAAAGTTATATTCTTTATTTAAGAAATCTACATGACCACTCCAAGCTGATGCTATAATTGGTTTACCACTAACACATGCCTCAAGTAATGGTCTACCGAATCCTTCACCATGAGTAAATGATACATGAGATTTTACTTTTGGATGGTTGTATACTGAATTCATTTCTTCATCAGTCAAATCACCATCTAAAATATAAATATTAGGAAAGTTAGTTCCACCAATTCTATTTTTACATCTTTCAATTGTTTTTCTTAGTCGATGTATATTTGATATTGATGGTTGTCCATTATTAGTTTTTAGAACCAACGCAGGTTTAGTTTTGTTTTTAAAAGATGTTCCCTTAAATGTATTCAAAAATACTTTTACTAATGAATATATGTTTTTTCTATCTTGACCATCTGCGCCTGGTAACCAATGACCCACAAATAAGAAACAAAAGTTTTCTGGTATTTTGTCAAATACTTTTTTAACAGTATTGTTTATAGGTGCTTTATTGTCAAAAACCTTTGTGTCAAATCCCTCGAATAAAACTTCAACAGGTTTTTCTAATTTCAACTCACCCATTTTTTGTTTTGTCTGGTCATTGAGTTTATCATAAACTGCCGATAAAGTTCTTGCTGAATGTTCTGACGAAACCATAGTTAAGTCCATTCTATTACACCCATCGATAAATTCTGCAGGCGCATCTGATGTTTCGATAACTGCTGATACACCAATATTAAAATGACCTACTGGTTGAAACTCTGATGGAATTGTCATTTGAATCCAAATATCTGGCTTCGATTCCATTTTAGGACTGATTCTTGAAGTCAAATCCGAATCATCAGGTGTCAATGCGTTGATAGGAGTTTGTCCCCATCGTTGAGACAATATTCTAATGTCCCACTCATCACCCTTTAACTGAATTAATGACCTTACGAAATCTCTACTTCTTGCACCATAACCACTTCTTGTAGCTATTGGACAACTAATTACACATACTTTTTTCATATCTTGTAAATATCAAATCTTTGTCTTGGTTTCCAATTTTCAAAACAAGTATCAATTGCTTCAATAAATTTCTCACCCATTGTTTCGGCTGCCATATCACCTGCACCCATAATAAATTCATGTCCTTTCATACCTGCGGATGTACACTCATCCCTACCCTTACTATACCATTTATCTATTGCCGAACCGATGTCTTTATAAGAACATCTATCATCAAATATATAAGGAGTAACGGGTGACCCTTGTAGTGAACGATTAGAAGGCCAGATTGGTTCAACCCATTCACCCCAAGTCAGTTCGTCTATAATTGGATTATCTTTATCGTGTAAAGAACCAATCTCAACATAATCATCTCCAGTTAAGAACTCACCATTTAGTTTAAATCCACATTGGTCTTGCAATCCACCTGTAACATTTACAATGATAGGAGTACCTGCTCGTAATGCTTCACAAGAACCTAAACCAAACCCTTCGTTTGATGCGACATTTAATACCACATCACATGAGTTATAAAACATATTTAATGCTTCCGTACTTAGTTTTCCATCTGAAAACTTTACATCACAATTTTTTACATTCATTTTTACCAATTCAGGAAGGTCTGTACCATTATCATCAATTGGATTTGTATGCATGAACAATAGTACTTTTTTGTTTGGGTGTTTCTTTGCAAACTCTTCTACTCCTAAAACAACATCACCTGGAACTTTTCTACGAATGTTTCTGTTACACCATCCGAGAATAAAGTCATAATCATTAATACCACATTCTTCTTTGTATGCTATTAAATTAGTATCTGTATCTGATAGTGGTTTGAATAAGTTAGTTACTCCATGTGGAATATACTTGAAAGACCAATCTCCTCTGTCTTCACCATACCAATCCATTACTCTTTTGTTAATACCATATGTTTGTTTGGATATACCTAACAACAAGTCACAACTTGCGTAAAATGGTGCATTCCAATGTGGGTCAGGTAATGAGTCCCATATATTGTAATACATGATTGGACAAATCTGTCTAACCTCATTTTCCATATCATACAACCATCCCCAAAATCTTGGGTCAGTAAAGTGTAGTATTGCGTCTGGTTTTTCTACATTCAATAATTCTCTTAAAACTTCAGGATTACCATAACTTGTATGGGCGTATATCTTTACAGATGCGTCTTCTATGCCTGTAAGTTTTCTAACATCATCATCTAAAATGAATTGTTTACCATGGTCGGGATGCTTTAATGCAGCCCCCAATTGTACCCAATCATATTTGTGTACTGTTGATAGTACGATTTCTTTTGATTGTGTTGCAATCCCACTATGTAATCGTAAATCATCGGAAAGTAAAAGTATCTTTGGTTTCTTAACCTTATTCTTAGATACCTTCTTTAGTTTTGGTAGTTCTATGCTCATTCTATAACTTCTTCTTAATTTATTTAACTATAAATATACAAAAAATATTTATTAAATCCTATTATAATCATCATTAATTCTAACGATATCATCTTCACCGAAATAGGTTCCAGTTTGAACCTCTATAAACTCAACGGGTTCATCCGTTTCATTCCATGCTCTGTGTTTTGCACCTAATGGTATTCTGATAGTTTCACCATATTTTCTGAATACCTTTTCATCATCCAAAACAATTGTTAACTCACCTTTTATAATTGTCCAACATTCTTGTCTTTTGTGGTGATACTGATAAGATAGTTTTTGATTTGGATTTACTGTAATTCTTTTTACTTTTGTTGTAGGGTCATCTAATAATACTTCATACTTTCCCCATGGTCGAGTTTCAGTTAAGATTCCTCTAGCAGCTATTGATTGGTTTGATTCTAATTTACTCATTGTACAAAACTTGCTTTTTTACTCCATCTATTTAGTAACCTACTAAAATGGTTAAAGTCTTTTCTTGTTATTTCACCAAAGTATATTATTCTATCTGAATTATGTACTATACAATCGTACTGATGAAGTGGTTGTGTTGGATGATATGGTTTATCATAGTAATCATCGTCCATTCCACTATATAAAGTACTTGATGTATGTGCTGCGTTATATTCGATATACTTTAGATTCATTTCTAACGCATATTTTCTAACCCACTTCTCTACACCATTCTTTTTACCTCTCGTGATAATTGTTAAATCCTCACCAAATTTTTGTTTGAGTTTAAAGATTGCTTCTTTAAGTTCACCTCTATTTTCGTACTTCTCATCCCCTATCAGAGCTACCTTCATTTTTATTAAGTGTGTTTCGTACCTTTTTCCAATACCTTTTAGTTTGTTTCTTTTGTAATCCCTTCGGACCACCATTCCAACACCTTGCGATTTTCTCATATGAACTTTCTTTGTGATAATAATCTACAAATACATAAAACATTTCAATAGACTTTTCTCTATTCCATCTGTCATCAAGTGTATAAAATCTATTATCATCATTTTTGTTTAAAATTCGATTTACATCATTCACCATTATGGGTCTAATCTGTAATACTCCTGCAGCGTTTTCTTTTTTTGCATATGCAGTTGGATTACCCTCTGATTCTACCCACACCATTGCCTCTACCAAATCATCTAAATTTCTTACAATGGGTTTTATTTCATTTTCTACTTTTTCAATTTTAATTTCCTTAATAGGAATCGTGTCAATTTGTTCTATTGGTTGTTCGTTGTTATTTACCGAAGAACATAGTAATCCGACTAATACTATTGAAAGATTTCTCATACAAATTTTATTCGTTCAACTTTGGGACATAATTCACTATCCTTAAAAGGACAATACTTACAACTTTTCTTGTTTTTACCCATCGTAGCGGGAAAGTCCCCTTCTGTGTTGTAAGAACCATCATCGTTAAAAGCGTTGTCGATAAACTCATCAAAACTTTTTACAATCTTATTTAATGTTGGTTTTCCATGTGATGGTACAAATTCTTGTACTCGTTTCTGAGCAAACATAGCTTCTTCCCATAACTTCCTCTTAACTATAAAGTATCTAACTTGTATCTTGTCTAAAGGATATCCATATTGTTCAGCGAAAAACTTCTTGTACAATACTAATTGAGCAGTTTTTGTTTTATCTGCTTTTTGCCATTTGTTCCAACCTTTTGTTGAGGTTTTGATATCCCAAATTTCTATTGTATTATCTGCAAGATTCTCAAATACTAAGTCAAGGAATCCCTTCATCATAATATTTTCATTAGAATCGGATGCTGGGTAGTATATTGGTAACTCAACTCCAACTAATTTCATAGTCCTTGTTGAGAAGTATGATGCTCTATTCTTACGAAGGAAATCCAATATCTGAACACCATCATCGTAGAATTCATTCATTTGGTCTTTTGTGGTGAACTTGACACCATAGACTGCCATCATCTTTTTGTACTCCTTAGCCATCTCTTCTAATAGTAGAGATTCTAAGTCCATTTCATTTGCTTTAACTGCCGACTCGTTGTACATTACTTGTAACCACGATTGAATTGTCTCGTGCATCGCAGTACCAAATACAAGGTGAATAGATGGGTCAAAGTCTTTGTGACCATCCATATAGGTCAATTTCCATTGTTTTGGACAATTAGCCCACATCGTATATTGAGAATACGAAACTTTAACATCACCCTTCTTTTCTTCATGAACAGGAAAGTTAAAGATATTTGATACCATAGATTTTTTCATACACTCTAATATACGACAATTTGACGAGAATGCCAAATTTTAATGTTATTAAATTGTTAAGTTTTTACTTAGCCCACTTCTTTCTTTGGACTATCTGAGAGATAATTCCATATACACTCAAATCTTCGTAAGTGTCTTGGATATTCTCACCAACCTCATCGGGTTGACCTAATACAACTAATTGCTTTAGTCTTTGGATTTTATCGTTTTTTCTAAACCATAAACCAACTAATGATAGTTTGATATCTTCGTCTGATTCTAAATTAGTTCCAACCGATATATTACCTGGCCCATAGTTTCTTTGTTTTTTACAAAATGTTTCATACATTTCATCTAAAATCTTTTGGAACTCTGATGTAGTTTCTGGGTATAATCTTTCACAATATTCTACTGCGTTTTCTTCTACATTTCTTTTTTCAGTTCTCTCACCCTTCCACTCTACTTTATTTTTTCTGTCTTTTATTACTTTAGCCATTTTTTTATTTCTTTTTTATCTAACCCATATTTTAACAATATTTCAGTAATATTGTCTTTACTAAGTATTTCAAGATAGTCTCTGACTTCTCTTTGTGATACTGAGTAGTACTTTGCAAGATACTCCAACACATTGGAATTATACTTGTCATCTTTTTTACCTTTTATGTATTTGTCAAAAGACCTTTTCTTTGGTAAAAAATCAAGATACATTTTATAAACATCTCTTGGACTGAGTTGACCAATAGTAAACTTTTGTAGCTCGTTAACCAACTCCAATAATCCCATATTCATAGACAAAAACCTATTGACCATAAATGGTTCAAAGGTTTTTTTATCCATAACTGACAGACTATCCCAAGAAGTTTTTGACTCCTTAAGTCCAGATAGATGTTGAAATAATGTCTTAGCCTTCTTGGTTGTCGCCATCAATTAGTTCTTTCGGTGTAAATTTAGGATGAACAGTTCCACAATTGTTACACAATACAACAGGTATTGGTAACATTGATGCTACACCATTTGGTGATTGTACTGCTGGTACTTCTTTATACATTGTTACTTCGTCAAAAAATATCCCACCACACTCAGGACAACTTACTGTCTCTAATTTTCTTGGGTCAAGTTTTAATTGAGGTTGTTGTTGTGGGTTTTGTTGACCACCCAAGTTAACAACTTTACCTTTTCCTTTTTTTGCCATAATTTATTTTCCTAATGTCATTAAAATAGTTAATACCATAGCCATCACATTGATTTCTTTATCAACTACCATAGAGTCTTTGTACTGACCCTCGGCTATATTTAAAATAGTGTGTCCGACTTTACCATTTGCATATGAATCTACTTCATCATAAAGTGCTCTATACAATGGTGTAAAGTCTTTCACTTTTGAATCTGCAATAATTTGTCTGATTGTGTTGAACTTTGTTTTCATTTCACCACTATCTTGTAAAACTTTTATTACATCTTCAGTATAGTTCGCCTGAATTGTAGAGGTTGTATCTATTTGTAATTCACCTTTGACAACTTGTCTTTGTGCTGAATTTAGAACTCTACGAATGTCAGGATAACCACTATTGACCAAAATTGCCAACTCTTCTTTTTCAAACTTAACTGATTCCTCATTTAATATATCAAACAATCTTTTTGCCACTTCTTTTTTAGAAGGTGGTGTTATTGCGAATGTTTGACAACGAGATTGAATCGGGTCAATAATTTTCTCTACATAGTTACAAGTTAAAATGAACCTTGTAGATTTACTAAAAGTTTCCATAAGATTACGAAGTGCTGCTTGTGCATTTGGTGTCAAATAGTCAGCTTCGTCTAATATGATAACTTTCCACTTTCTGAAACCCATTGATGATGCAAATCCACGAATCTTGTCACGAACTGCGTCAACTGAGTTTTCATCAGAAGCGTTAATATACATCAAATCACAATCAATCTGATTTGTGATTATCTTTGCGAGGGTAGTCTTACCAGTTCCTGCAACTCCATAGAGTAACAAGTGAGGTACATCCTCATTTTCAATGTATATTTTTACTTTGTCTAATATATGTTGATTACCAACATATCCATCTAATGTATCGGGTCTGTATTTTTCAACCCATAGTGAATTGCTCATCTACCTACTTCTTTTAAATATGTTTCTTTTGCGTTTTCCCAAGTCATTCCAATAATATCCATGTAATACAATGTATCTGGTTTCAACCTATTCTCATCATGTAACTTAGTGTATCTTCTAATAGCTTTCTTCTTCCACCATCTGATTGTGTAATCATCACCTTCTTCGAACTTCTTTTTCATCTTCAACTGACTTTCATCAATCTCGTTTCTTAGAAACTCATTACCATTATCATACATCATTGCGAAGTATACACCTCGTTTAAATCCATGTTGATATTGTGTACTTTTGATTCCCAACTCTTTGAAAATCATAGACAATATTCTTTGTTTGATACCAGATACAGGTCCTTGGATACCTTCCTTTTGGGTTGTAACTCTTTTGTATTCATCAGCATTATGTTCTTTCATCCATTGATGCCAGATATCGTAAAATTGATTATCAGGTTTAGTAGAAACTTTACCTGTCGATTCACCTAATGTTTTGAAATGTGGTATTCCATTATATTGTGAATGGATTCCATAAAGAGAAGTTGTACCAACTGCGATTAGAGTTTGTCCATACTTTTCTTTCCACAAATCTCTGAATGTAGGTGAAGTGGTCAATGCCGAAACAAGTTTACCACCTAAGAAATTATATCCCAAAGGTTGTGTTGCGATGATAGATGTACCAATTGTAGTATGATTTAACTTACCATCTTTAAACTTGTTATCTTTATCCCACCCAATGTATTTATCACGAACACCTAAAGATGTTACATCAGAACCAAGTGAAATTACACCAAGTACTTTACCACTCTTTCGGTCTTTAGCAAATGCTTTTATATTACGACCTGGATTAGCGGTAAATTCCATTGATGAAATACACTTACGAATATCAGTCCACTTTGCCGTTCCTGCAGAATCTACGATTAGTTCAACATAAGGTTCTAACTCTTCAATTTCTTTAATAGTTTGTTCCTTATTTTGAATGTCAGTTGGAGTCCAAATCATATCATAAGACCTTGCAAGACTTGGTTTTCTTGACATAGACTTAGGTAGGTCTGAGTTCCACTCCTGCCACTTTTTATAAAGAGTTTGTTCCTCAACTGGCATACCTGATAGGTATTCCATATTGTCGATGAATCGTTTTCTCTCTACATCATAGTCAAAGACTGGTGCCGCTGGTTCTGTGTCCCAAAATTGCATTACTTAATCTCCACTAAATAATAGTTAGACTTAAATCCATCATTTTCAAATGAAACATGAGCTAATCCATTTGGTGAAATCTTCAATGAAGATGATTTTGCACCCTTGTTAGCATTAAGGATTTCCTTTAAGTACTTAGCTGAGAATGATATTGGTTCTACATCACCATCACACTCACATTCTACATTGATTGAGATTCTGTTAGAGTTAATCTTTGAATAACCTAAGATTACTTCACCTTTGTTACTTTTACAACTAAATGTAAATGTATCTGAATCAGATAATGCACCTTTAGACTTTACGAATTTGTTTACGAAGTCATTGTCCATTTTGATAGTAGATGTAAAATCAGGTAATTGTTTCAAATCTGGAACAACAGGTATTACAGAAAGGTCAGCCAACATATAGTTTACTGAAGTACCTTTATCTGAGAACACAAGTGCTGCGTCACCTTCTTTTACACTAATATCTGAATCTAATACAGATAATAGTCCTTTTAATTGAGAAGTAGTGTAAACACCATACTCTCCAGTTGGAAAGTCTTTGTTATCACTACTTACATTTCCTAATAGGGTCTTATCATCAGAAATGAATTTTACTGACAACCCTGCATCTGTTGAATCAATCTTTACTGATTCTACCTCACCACCCAAATTATATCGAGTAATGAACCCTTCAAACGAGCTTTTTTTCATAATTTACTTTTTACTATTGATTTATTATTATACTAATATACGAAATTTATTTTTAAAATCCAAAAAATTCTGCAGCTTTATTTAGATTTGGGTTTGGTTTTTCCCAATTCATAGCTTTATAGAAGTCATCAAGTTTATTTTCTAACTCCTTTTCCCAAATTCTATCGTAGTCAATATATTGTTCAACGAGTTTTAGAATCTGAGGTGGGTCGTTGTGACCTTTTAGTCCTGTTGTATCCAATCCAAGAGGATTTGTTTTCAAATATACCCATTTAATCTTATCACCATCTTTCATTGGTTCGTACTTATATGGTACTTTATAAAAAGCAAGTAATTGATTATATGTTATTGCTGCCTTCACATGCGCTGGTGAACCTTTTACAAATTCACCTAATACTTGAGTCTTTGTTGTGTACTTACTCATACCTTTGACTGCCGAGTTCTTTGCTATATCAATGAATGGGCGTTCTTCCATATCTTTTTTGTAGTCAAGAATCTTAGTGTCAATTTCTTTTTTATCAACTGACCTTAGTATATCTAATAATACAGTTTTCATTACTTCTTTAAAATATGTTGGGAATGAACTTCGTTTTACATCCAATCCTTTTACATCCAACTTATCACAATCAACTTCATTATCATTAATAATCCATTGTGCGTATCGTTTCTTTGAGACCCAAAACCCACCCTTAGCGATTGTTTCTTGTTTTATATCAAATTTATGAGTATCGATATTAAATAACTTTTTTGACATCGTGTCATAAACTTTATTGATATGACCTTCGACTTCTTTTGCTGCGGATATAATCGCAGGAATCATTTCTTCATCCGACTCTTCATTAAGTTCTGGATTACGAGCTTTTACTAATGGTGCTGCTTGATAAAAAACAGAATCAGTATCGGTATAAACATTGTAGTCATCTTCTTTTCCTATTACTTTTGAATAATATTGATTTGCAATTAATTCGGTTGTTTTAATTACAGTTTGACCTGTAATCGTAGTTGCTTCTGCATTATCTACATCGTAGAATCTGAATGATGGTAATCCCAACACTCCATATAAAGAGTTCAACATAATCTTTTGTACTAATTGTCGTTTACCATAAAACTTATATTGTGCATCGTTACCCTCTTTACCATATTTTTTCATCAAGTCTTTGTATTCAACTCGTTTGTCAAACCAAACACTTAATATTTCAGGTATAACTCCAACTTTATCTGTTCTATATAAAACACCATTTGCAGCAACAGAGTATCTATTCTTTTCAATAAACTTTAGAAATTTATCTTTAGGTAGTGGTGGAAACTCATTACCCTCATCATCCAAAATAGAGTAAGTATCAATCTTACCTCTCATATGGTCTTCTGCTACATAATTCTTAAGTTTACCAATCTTAGTTTCAGGTGAGATATTGATACTCATAATGATTGATGGATATAGTGATGTTAAATCCAAATCATAAACCCATTTGTAAAGACCAGGTTTTGGTTCTTTTACATATGCGCCTGTAAACTTCCCTTCACCATCAGACCCATCTGCGTTTCGTTTCTTTCTCCATGGTTTATTGGGTGCTACCCTACCACTCCTTCTAAGGAATGTAAGAATAGCTCCCTCTAACCATTTAGATGAAAACAGAAAGTCTTCGTAGAACACATGACCTGTATGACATATTGCCCTTGCTAAGTCAATGAATTGTAATTTCTTATCCAAGTCAACTACCAACTCAACATCAACTAAGTTATACTCAATAAACTTTTCAATATCATCTCTGAATAGTTGGTCTAAGTTTCCTTCATACTCAATCTTACCTCGACCTAACTCAATTGTTGCAACAGTATCTAATCGATAGTTGGGTAGTTCTGTAAAGTTATAACACTTATATAAAGCGAGATAATCTAATGCAGATACTCCTGCAATAATATATCTGTTTCTGTACTTGTTGTATGATACTTTACCAATTGGTGATAATTGATTTGCATATTGTTGACCGAATAGTAGTTTATATCTATTGTAAAGATATGTAACATCAAAGAAATCAATATTCCACCCCGTTACAATAGTTGGATTTATCTCTCTCCACTTGGACATAAACGCTGATAATAATCCCTCTTCAGTATCAAATGATTCTACCTTTGCACCTTTGATTGTTTTATCAATCTTTTCACCTTTGTTAACTACATAGACAAAATAGTCATTTGTAATTGAGTCATGTGCTGCGATTGAAGTAATTGCGTTACTTGCAGTTTCAATATCAGGCAATCCACTATTCATTTCAACCTCAATATCAAATGTTAGAATTGTATGTCCTGTTGATAGTTCGTCTGAATCACCATACTCATCAATTAGAAACCTCGTCATTTCATTGACATCAGACTCATATAATTTTAAGTCATCATCTTGTTTCCAATAATTTAATTTCTTAAGTCGTTCACCATGAATGGATTGATGTGCTCCATTACCATCTCTTACATAGGCGTACCTACGATACTTAGATGTAAAGTAACCTTTTTCATCATCCCAACAATGGATGATAGACTTTTCTTTTTCGAAGAATACATTTTGATACATATGTTAAATATACGAAATTATTTTGACTTTACCAAAAGTTAACTGCGTTTTCTGGCGTATAAGTTTCATGTTTTTCAATAGGTGGTAAAAACTCCTCAGGGTCTTTTGGATACGGACTTGTTTTATGTTTTAACATCTTACTAAGTTTTCGTTTCTCAGATTTGTTTTGACCTAAGATTTGAATGTACCTATGTTTAGGTGCTTCTTTCTTTCGCCAAAAACATGATTTGTTTTGTTTACCTATTTCTGTTTTTAAGTGTTCTACATTATGTGAACCCCATTTTGAGAATACAGTTCTCGAATGAATCCAATTGTAAGGATTTTCAGTTAGTGATACTGAATAGTTTGGCATTAGTTGTATATCACGACAATCTTGATATAACCAATTAGTTGCTTGGTAAATGCCACCGAGGTGTAATTGTTCAGGGTCTGCGTAACTCAATAACATCTTAATATTTGGTGCATTTTCTCTCATCCATTTAAAAGACTGACCCATTGAGTATGATTCTACATTTGAACCATATCCATCGTGTATAAACAATCTTGTCAATTCTAAACACTCATCTTTTTCTAAACCATCAATTACAGACTTAATCGCTGAACGACCTACGGGATATCCATATACCAAACAACCAATTAGTTTTTCACTACCAAAAAACTCACCATCACCCTTGTAATACACACCAAGTGCGTATCTACACATTGTCCATGCGTGAGAGTAGTGATACTTTACTATCATATGTTTTGCAACACTTTTATTGATTTCTCTGATTGAAACCTTTGAAGCGTCTACATAATGTTTATTAGGTTCTTTCAATTGGTTCTAATTTTTTTATTTCTTCTTCAAATAACTCACTCTGTTTAGGATATGGTAGTGAAGGGTATTTTAAACTCTTTAATATACGACTTTTTTTTGACTTATCCAAAATATAAATGTATCGATGCTTTCTTGGTTCTTTTTTAATCCAAAAAGTTTTACCAATTACCTTTTGTATTTTGGTGGGGTTATTAGTTCCATAATATGGAAATATTGTTCTACCATGCTGCCACTCCCCATTTTCTTCAAACTTAAATAACCAACTATCATTTGGTCTTATTCTATTTCCTTGGTATACCCAATTAGTTGACTGATATACAGTTCCTAAATGACCTGCTTTTGGGTCTGAGTATGAAATCAATCCTTTAATGTGTTTTGCGTGGGTTTTTAACCACTTAAATGTTTGACCTACAAACCAACTTTCAATGTTACATCCGTATCCATCAAATACAAATAATCTTGTGAGTTCTAATACTTCTTTTCTATCCAATAACTCTGATATTGATTGACCAGAGTGTCTTCCGATTGGGTCACCATATGTTGCAACACCGATTAACTTATCTGTCGATGAAAAGAAAGAGTGTGAGTTATCCTCAATATACAATCCCAAACAATAACTAACCTTTGTCCATATACCACTATAATGGTTCTTTATGATAATGTCCTTTGCTACTGATTTTGAGATAGGTCTTACGGATAACTTTGAAATATCTGTATACTCTTTCCCTTTAATTTTCATTGATACTCGTTAAACTCACCAAATAGTAAGTGTTTCCAAGTTTCACCTCTAACAATTTTTCTTATGTTAGCAGGTGACACTCCATTGTTTCTTGCCAATACTCTAATATTACGATGACCCACTTGCCATAATTTACGAATAGACCTTACTTGTCTTTCCGTTAATTTATGTTGTGGATGTAATTCACCTCTTAATGCCATTCTAAATCTTTTCACTAATATACGAAATTTATTTTAATTTTCCAAAATTATATCACCACTTTTCAATCCACTTGGTTCAATATCCCATAAATTGATTGCTATTGCGTGTCTTGTACCACGAGTAACTTTAGTAACTCTATGTGGATGGGCGCCTGCAGGGAATATAACCAGTCTATTATACTTTGGTTCTAATCTTTCAGGTTCACCATCTTGACCATGTGGATATATTTCAAGATAACCACCATCAATATCATTTTCCCAAGGATAGTAAACTGTTCCAATTATTGGTGTAATAATTTCGTTTGTTCTCCAGTAATGTGCTTCGTCTTTGTCAAAATGGAATGGTAGTTCATCCTTTTCTTCAAACTCCGAGTAAATGCCTGTCCAATATTCGAATCCTGTAATACTTAATGGTTCGTATGGTGAGTTCTCACCCCAAATGTATTCTATCAACCTTTTTTTAAGTGTATCGGTAGGTGAATTCCACCAACCATCCCACCACATATAACTTTTATCATTAAAAAATGTGGTGTCATTCTTTAAATCATTCAATAGACTTTCGTCTTTTATAAAATCATCTATTACTATCATAAACTTTCTACTTTCTTAAGTGCGGATGCGATTACTTGATGCATATCATAGTATTTGTACTCTGCCAACCTACCACCAAATATTACTTTATCTTGACCATCCGCAAGTTTTTTATATTTGTTATACATCTCATTGTTAATTTTATCATTTACAGGATAATATGGTTCTACCCCTCTTTCGTAAAGTTGTGGATACTCCCAACTAACATAAGTTCCTTTTTGATTCTGATTATCAAAATGTTTATGTTCTATGGTTCGAGTATAAGGTGTTTCTGAATCCGTATAGTTCATTAATGCACATCCTTGATAATTATCTTTTGATTTATACATTTTATGCATCCAATGTAAAGACTTGTATTCTAAGTCACCATATTTGTAATCGAAGTACTTATCAATCGGACCTGTATAAATTACCTTATCACCCATATCATCCCAAAAGTCTTTTTTATCAAAATAATCCGTTTCTGTAAATACTTCAATATCTTCTAACAACCTTTCAAATATCTGAGTGTATCCACCAATTGGTATTCCTTGATATTTGTCATTGAAGTAATTGTTATTATATGTGTATCTTACAGGCAATCTTTTGATAATTGACTTTGGTAACAACTTAGCTGGCTTCATCCATTGTTTTTGGGTATAACCTTTTATTAACTTTTCGTAAATGTCGTCACCAACAAGTGCTTTCGCCTGTTCTTCTAAATTAGTTGGAGTATCCTTAAATCTTTGTGATTCAATCCTTTGTTTTGCTCCTTCGGGTGTCGTTACACCCCACATTTTGTTGAATGTATACATATTGAAAGGTAACGGATATATTTCACCCTTATAGTTTGCAACTATATTCAATTGGAATTGGTGAAAATCTACAAACTGATTTATCCAATGCCAAACCTTATCATTATTTGTATGAAATATATGTGGTCCATATTTGTGTACATGAATACCTTCTATTTCTTCGGTATAACAATTACCACCTATGTGGTCTCGTTTTTCTAATACAAGAACCTTTTTACCTTTTTCTTTAAGTTCGTATGCACATACTGCACCAAAGAATCCAGAACCTACAATAATGTAATCGTATTTAGCCATTCAATCCTCTTAATGCTTTAGTATGAAGTTCTTTTGGATATTCACTTGTATCGTAATATGCGGTATCCTCTATTATAAACTGAAGATTTGGGAATGGGTTTTTTCTGTTTAAATCTACTAACATTTTAGTACATTGTAACGCTTTACTAAAGTGTTTTCGTTCCAAGTATATTTCTGCTAATCTGGCATATGATTCATTTCTGGCGTGACAAAACTCAACACTTTTATTCAACCACTCTATTTGTTTATCAATTTGACCTATCCACTTGTATGCAGCTGCTATTCCAACACAACACCAATAAGAAAATTCATCTCTTGTAGATGATACTAAATTATTCTCTTTATACTCTGGATTTACTTTATACAGATATTGTTCAAAATAAAATATACATCGTCTTGCAAACTCTTCCCTATGGTCTTCACCAAATGGAAAATTATCACCAAGTGTATCGTGATAGGATTTTGCTATGTAGAATAAATGATAATTATCTTCTAAGACTTTATTGTTTGGGACTACATCAAGTTCTAAGTTTAATGCATCTTTTAAAAACTTCATTGGTTGTAACCAAGTTTGTCCATCGTTAGTTAGAATGTGTCTAAACTTTTTGTCTAATGGTACTCGTTGAAATTCTTCACCAACATCATCTCTATCTAAATAAATTGTCTCATGCGCTTTTTCTGGGTAGAATGCCCATGGTTCTTTTGCATTCCATAACCAAGTTCTAAAATACTTTACACCTGGCCCTTGACATGGTACATTGAAACTCTGAATCGATGTATCGTTAAATACGGACCAATCAAAATCATCATCTACTTGTAATTGTTCATCTGCATCAACTCTAAGTATCCAATCACACCCATGGTCTGCACTTAATGCAGTTTTTATACAATGGTCTCTGTTTATTCCATGACCCTTCCACCAATCTAATTGATATAAGAAACCAGGTATTCCTTTAGCTTCAAAGAAGTTCTTAATTATATCTTGTGTTCCATCAGTTGAACCATTATCTTGAATAACCCAATAGTCGATATACTCGTAAACACTCTCTAACATCCTTGTGATGACATGAGCTTCGTTATTTACCATCGTGTTAAAACAAAACTTTGCAGTAGTGTTCTTCATAACTTATTAATTGTTTTTATGCAGATAGATATTCGTTTACAGGTTTTACACCAATGTGTCTTTTTACTTCAACTCCACCTTCTAATAACACAACAGTCGGTACACTTCTGATTCCGTACTTTTGTGCAAAGTCTGGTTGTTCATCTACATTTATTTTATTTACAGGAATAGTATTCCCCACCTGCTCCATTACGGGACTCAACATTTTACATGGACCACACCATGGTGCTGAAAAGTACAAATATTCTTTCATTACTTACCTTTTTTTAATTAACCATCGCAGGATACACAATCGGGGTCTAATGCTCGTGCTGCGATATCACCACGAAGGACAGATTCCGTTCTCATATAATATAAAGTTTTGATTCCTTGTTTCCATGCTTCTAAAGTAACTTGATTAATCCACTTTGGACTTGCTTCAGATGGAAATGCCAGATTCAACGAAACTCCTTGGTCAATATATTGTTGTCTAACACCCGCTTGTCTAACCAATTCTAATTGATTAATCTCTTTGAATGTTTTAAAAACATCTTTGACCCAAAAAACTTGGTCTTTATCAAATGCTTCTTGGGAGATGTCTTCTCTTTTTAAGAGTTTAGCATCAACATATCCCCAATCGTCCAATTCTTTAATATCTTGAACTGAACCACCATCTTCTAAAACTTTATCCCAAGTTCCTTTTTTGTTAATACCCACTTTCCTAAATACCTTTTCTAATTCAAGGTTTTTACGAATGAATGTTCCCTTTGCCGTTTGTTCCGTAAATACATTGGAAGGCCAAGGTTCAATTCCTGCGGATACATTACCACTTAATTTAGAATTAGAAACAGTAGGAGCAATTGCTCTTAAGTGTGTGTTTCTAAATCCACTATCTTTACACCATAATGGTTCACCATACTCGGTAGCCATATCTCTTGATGCTCTTTCTGATTCAATCTTTAACTGAGAAAAAATCTTACGAGTTTCAAATTGAGCAGGTAATCCTTCAAAGGAAATACCTTTTCTTTGTAAGTAAGTGTGCCATCCTAAGACACCCAAACCTAATGCTCTACCTTTTTCTGCTGAACGAACTGCGTTTTCAAATCCTCTCATATTCTTAGCTTTTTGTAAGAATTCTGAAAGTACACCATCTAAAAAGTATGTAGCGGTGTATATTAAATCTGTATCTTTCCACTCATCATACTTTGCTAAGTTGAGTGATGATAAACAACAAACAAAACTATGTGATTCGTCTGTATGTAATGTGATTTCAGAACAGATGTTTGTCATATGAACTTTTAATCCATTGTTTTTGTACATTGGTGGATTTGCTTTGTTGATATTACCTTTATACATTATATAAGGTTCACCTGTTGCTTTTCTTTTTTGAAGTACTTTACCCCATTTTCTTCTTGCTTCTGGGTCAGCTTCTTCCAATCTTCTCATAAACTTATCACCAACAACTACACATTGATGTAAATTCAAACATTGTCTGTTTACATCACCTTTGGGTTCTCTGATTTCAATCCATTCATCAAAATCACCATGTTCGATGTTTAAGTTTACGGATGCTGCTCCTCTTCGTACTGCTCCTTGATTTGTAGCAAGGATTGTAGAATCATAAATCTTTGCAAATGGTACAACCCCATCTGATGTTCCATTTTGAGTAATATTAGAACCTGCAGGTCTAATCATATTCAAACCTACACCTACTCCACCACCATGTTTGGCGAGTAACATCATCTCTAAGTTCTTCTTACCGATATCATTTATTGAGTCTGCCACATCAATTCCAAAACAACTTATTGGTAGTCCTCTATCTGTACCTGTATTTGATAGTACAGGTGATGCTAAATTTAGCCAACCTTTCCAAATGTAATCAAAGAATTTTGATGCAAGTTGTGGTTTTTCTAATCTACGAGCTACTGCCGTTGATACTCTCCAATATGCATCTTTTGGTTTTTCTCCAGGTAGTAAATAACCATTTGATATAGTTTTTACATATATTTCTGTATTTGCCCAAACAGGAAAATCCGTACCTATTTCCCACTCTAAATGTTCTGCGTGATTCTTCATAACTTGTTTTCTTAAAATATGTCGTCCCAATCTTCACCTTCATTTGCCTTACTATAATCAGTAGGCCTCAAAGCGAAGAAGTCCGTATGTGTTTGTCCACCTGTTAAGTGGTAGAACCAATCTAAATTAGATGCTTTTTCCTCATCAAAGTCAAAGATACCATTATATCCCAATTCTTTTAATTTAGAGTTTGTTCTTGATTTTATAAATTCTTTTAAATTGTCTGATTTTAGATTTTCCAAATCACCCATCTCAAACATTTTATCAATGTACTTAATTTCAAGGTCAACAATTAATCTTGCTGCCTCTTCAATTGATTCTTTACATTCGTCTAATAATTCTGGATATTCATCACACATATGTCTGAATAACTGACATCCCATCTTGGAATGTAAAGATTCATCTCTTACAGACCATTTCATTTGCTGACCGATACCTTTTAACTTGTTTCTCATTTGAAATGAGTAAAGTACTGCGAATGAAGAATATAACGCCACACCCTCTGTAAATGCTGAGAATATAGCGAGTGATTTTCCTACTTCTTTTCTTGCGTCTGAATTAGATTTTAAATCTTCATGAGTGTATCTGTTTGTTATACTTGCAAGGTTCTCAAATCTCTCTGCCGTTGCAGGTTCATGTAAAAATGCCTCAAAGTCTTCTAAACCTAATGATTCGTTTAGATATGAATATGCCGTTGCGTGTATTGTTTCTTGTGAACCAAACATCATTGCCATCTGTTTTATCTCATGCTTTGGAAACCAATCGGTAACCATATTAGTCCAATAATCAGATACCGCACATTCAGTTTGTGCAAACCCAAGTAATATATTACCGACTAAGTTTTTTTCTTCAGGTGTTAAATGTTCGTTCCAATCTTTGATATCCCCTTGCATTGGAATTTCAGTATGTAACCAAAATGCCTGTGCCTGTTTCAACCACCCTTCTGTATAATATTCAGGGTATTCAAAAGGTTTAAATGGGATACGATTGTCAAATAATGCCATAGTAATTTTTATAGATTTATATTATACATTTATGTTATTGTCGGTTTTAATATATATGATTAAAAATCGATATCACCCGACATTTCTTTATATTTTTGCGCTAATTCCTTTCTTACTAAACTCTCCCCTTGTTTCATCTGGGTAGTAGTTTTTCTACCATCAATGGAATCATCGTTGTAAATATGAATTTGGCCTGTTGAGAAGTTTGCTTTAGATGGGAATGTCATTCCATCTGGCCCAAACCTATTTTTAATAACATGCCATCTACCCGTTCCTGCAAGTTTGTCTTCTATTTTACGAGATAATGATACTACAAAGTCTGCGGTCATCATTTTAGAGAATGAACCTGCGATTTTTGTACCTGTAATAATATCATCTTCTGCACCACTTCGATTAATCTGTGATGCCGTATAAACGGGAACTTCATATTCACCTGCCATACCACGAAGGTCTTCAATAATTTCTTCTAACTCTTCGTGTCGTTTTTCTTTCTGAGGACCTCTAAGTAAGTCTGCGTAATCAACAATAACTACATCAGGTTTCTTACCTTGTAAAATCATCTTGTCCATATGGGCTTTTAATGATGTTACACCTGCGGTTTTGGTTGGATAATGTTTTACAACTAAGTCACCCTTTACATTTTGGACTGCCTTCTCGACATCTTCCATATTAAATTTCAAGTTTCCTACTGCTACTCCACTTAGTACGGCATCATATCTCTGACCAACATAACCTTCATTTAATTCAAGAGTATAGTGTGCTACTATCTTCCCTTGTTTCATTGCGTTAACCCCAATGTTTACCAACGACCAAGATTTACCAATACCAGGAGGTGCTGCGAATAAAACTAACTCACCCTTACCAAAACCACCTTGTGTAATTTCATCAATAACTTGCCAACCTGTTGAGACTACATTCCTAACTGTATCTTCATATCTTTCGGTAATCATAGATTTGTACTCATGACCAATATCAGAATCTTGACCTGCTTTCATAGCAGTATCAATGTTTTTCTTTATCATATCATATTTCCCACTTTCTAATAATGGTACTGAATCTAAGATTGCGTTTTTGATAGATTGATTTTTACAGAAGTCAAGAACTTGCTCTTTTACAAATTCCAAATCATCACTTTCTAAATGATTCCATGCAAATTTTAATGTATCAACTACCGAAGTTTTTAATACATCTCTTTCTATGGTGTTTATTTTGACTTTGAGAACATCTAAGGTTGGCATCTTCTCAAATTCATGCATATACTTTAGGATATTTTTTACTAACCACTCTGCTGATTCAGCATCAAAGTACTCTGGCTTTATAATATCATATATCTGTCGTGTAAACGACCTATCTGATAATATAGAAGATATAACTTTATTCTGAAATGAGGTACTGAACTTACTTCCTAATTTTTCCATAGACTACAATATACGAAATTATTTTTTAATATCAAAGTGATTCTTAAGATAATTGTCTAATGATGTAAATGAATTTCTTAACCACGAATCTACATTTGCAAATGCGGTGTATAATTTGTCATACATAAACATCTTTTTGAACTCTACTATGTTTAGTTGAGGTTGATGTACATCCATCATTTCTCTAACATTAGATGTAATTGATGAAGATATCTCAGGGTCAGATAATTGCATTAACCCATAATTCATATTTATTGTATCTAAATTGTCCATAAGTTTTTTTGACAACTTCTCATCACACTCTTTAGAACATTTCTCTATGAATGTGTCTAAAGAAAGGTGATTTTCCGTTAAAAACTTCATTTTAGATTCAATTGTCTTAATACCAACACCATTTACACCTTTTATGTTATCTGATTTGTCACCCATTAAAACTCTGTAAAATATAAGATTTTGTGCACTTACTCCGAAGTCTTCTTTAACCTCTGTTTCAGTATACATTTTCTTTTTAGTGGGTGTATACACTTGGATTCGGTGATTTACTAATTGTAAAAAGTCCTTATCAGATGAAAGAATAGTTACCTGCTTTTCAAAGTAGTGATTTGCAAGATATGCTATAATATCGTCTGCTTCTACATAATCTATATAAGTCATTGTTATCGGTAATATCTGTAAGTACTCAATTAATCTCTTAAATTGATTCCTCATAGATACTCGTTGGTCTTCTAAGTCCTCATATCCTGCAAGTCTATTTAACTTAGTTAACCCCGTTCTACCTTCCTTATATCCCTTATATACGGACTTTCTTCTGTTTGAACCACCTTTTCCATCAAAGACTATAATAACACGAGTTGGTTTTAATCTTCTAATCGTTGCAGCGGTGGACAAGAGAAACCCTGTCACACCACCACAATGTTCACCATCATCATTTAAAGCAGGTACTGCTCCAAATACTCTAATGAATTGATTAAGACCATCAATGATAAGAACTCTATCATTGAGTGATTCATTTTTAGTTGTATTATATTCTTTGTTTACTTCCTCAAGAAGTTCTGCGTATTTACTATTCATCAAAATCTGTTACTTCAACATTATCAATATTTGCCTCTTCACTTGATTTCTTGTATGCCATAATATATGAATTACAGATTTCTTCGTAAAGAGATTCTTTTAGCTCAGGTCTCTCTTCGAGAATGTCTTCAAAATTCTTTGCTTGGAATTTTAGTTCCTCACCTGTCGTTTTGTCAACATAAGTGTACCATGCACCACTTTGAGTTACCAACTTATATGTTTTCATCATTTGTAACCATGAACCATAATTGTCGATACCACTATCAAAGTAGATATCATAGTCAACTGAACGAAGAGGTGGCCCCATTCTATTCTTGATAACTTGAGCACGAGTTTTGATACCAACTACTTGGTCAACCCCACCTATTTTAGATTTAAGTTGTCCCATAGATTTTAGTCTTAGTCTACAAGATGAGTGGAATGCGATTGCTTTACCACCACTTGTAGTCCAAGGGTCACCGAATGAAACACCTAATCTTGTTCTTAACTGATTTGTGAATATTAATGAGATTCGTTCTCTACCAATAAGATTAGTAACTTTTCTCATAGCTTTAGAGATAATAATAGCTTTCTGAGTTGCATAACCTGCTTGGTCATAATCTGCTGATAACTCAACCTTAGTTGATGCACCAGCAACAGAGTCTACTACTATTGTTACTAACTTCTTCTTATCAGAACCTCTTACAGATTCTATAATAGAGTCGATTGCTTCAAATATATCTTCTACGGATTCAAGAGGAACATATAACATCTTTTCGATATCAATTCCAATAGCCGCCAAAAACTCAGTATTACAAGCATTCTCAGTATCTATGTAAACACCAAGACCACCCTTCTTTTGAGTGTCTGCTATTGCGTGTGCAGCTAGTAATGATTTTCCACTTCCTTCTAAGCCAGTAATCTCAGTTATACGACCTACTGGTAATCCACCATTTGGTCTGTTTGAGATTGCCAAATCTAACATTGGAGAACCTGTCGAAACCCACCCATCAAGGTCAGTTGGAGTTTGTTCCCCACCATCCAAGAAGTAAGCCACCTTGTGGGTGGACTTAAACTTCTTGTTTAGATTGGTAGCTAAGATGGAAGATAGTTCATCACGAACTGATTCTTTCTTCTTCTTTGCCATAAATTATTCGTTAAATAAGTCGTCAAACGCCTCTTTTACATTACTTGCTGGAGAGGTTGCAGTTGTAGTTTCTTTAACTTCAACTTTAGGTTCTTCTTTTTTATCAGAAACTTCACCTGTATCTAACCATTCTTTCAACATTCCTTCCATTTCCTCATAAGAAACTTTTTTGAACATATCACCAAGAACGATTTGGTCTTTAGAGGTTTCTAAAATGTTCTTATCCTCTGAGATAGGTGTTGTATTAGGTTTTACTCTGATGTATGTCTCAGGATAAGTTTTACCTAATTCTGCAGCAGTTTTAAATTCTACTGTTACATCTCTACCATTCACAGGGTCAGTTAAATCACCATAGTCAGGGTCAGCGAAGAATCCAAGAAGTTCTTGGTATACATTCTTACCGAATCCCCAAAACTTAACACCTTCAGACTCTTCACCTCTAACGATGATAGGAACATAAGTTCTCATCTTTGGAGTTAATTTTCTTGAAAGTTGGTAATCGTTTCTGTCACCTGTTGCTTTCAACTTTTCTGCAAACTCTAAAATAGGGTCTGCTTCACCAAAAGAACTTGGGCTGATAATGTTTTTACCACCAAATCCAAAATGGAAATAAAGTTCGATGAACGGGTTAGAAGGATTGTGAACATAAGGAAGAATCCTTACTTGTTGTTTGCCGGGTTGTGGTTTCCACAAGTTGTCGGTCTTTGTTACTTTGGTCTGAAGAGAATTCAGACGATTGCGGATTGCGTTTAAATCAATTGCCATAATTTACCTTTTTTAATTATTAATTATTTATGTTAGTCACTAATATACAACATTTGGTTGACAAATCCAAATATATTCTTAATTATTTTTTATTTTGTTCTTTTCAGTACTACTATAAATATGTAAAAATATTTAATAACGCAGTTTATATGAATTAAATCAGATTAGTTAGTATTCCCTCATTGACGAGTTCCAAATAGTGGTTTCTGTAATCTATATCTTCCATATCACCTTGTCTTAATTCAATAGGAGTACTGTATTCTTGATTCATTGCGAAAATACGAACTGACTCTTCAAAATCAGGTATTCTATCATATAACTTCATACCATCATAGTACTCAGCAAACGGACTCTTTGCGTCCCAATTTGTATGAATCATTAAATCTTGCTCGTACCATTTGTATCGTTTACCTACTTGTAATGTTCCTGTTCCCGTTAACAACTTACTTCGAGGTTTACTCCTATCGTATGGATTTTGGATTGGTCGTCTAGCATCCTTTTCATAATACCATGGCCATTGTTCGTGTTGAAACATCCAAAACCCATCTTTAAATTTTGTTTTAGGTGCATATGAGTGTTTAAGCATTGGTTCATGAACTTCAGAATCAAAATTAGAACCACCTGAAATATGCTTTACATAAGTGTAATATCTTTGAAAGATTTTGTATTGTTCTTCTGATGGACTATTAATGAACACAAGGTCAATACATTCCCATGCCATTCTGAATATCTTTATTACATCTTCGTGTAGTATTGGTCTAACTAAATCCCCATACTCCCCAAATTGAGCTTTAAGAAAATCTAACTGCTCTCTTGTAAAGTCGTGTACTAAATATATCCATTTGAATTGTTCAGAGTCTACAAATTTTTGAATTAACTCATCATCAGTATAACCGACTATAACCGCAGTTCGTTTTGGTTGAAAATCAACTGGTACAGATTTACCACTACCTATCTGATAATTGTCTTTATGAAAATTGTGTCTTTTGATACATGATAACATATCATCAAGACCATTATAACTTTTTTGCATATAACTTAGTTTACATTGACTATTCTAAATAAACTTGTATTTAATATTTTGTATCCATCACCTTCTGTTAGAATCATAGAGTTTCTATAACTATCCCAATCAATTTTATATGTTTTATCCTCAACACCACCATTTAAGTCTACAATCAATCTATTCAATGCGTTGATTGTGTAAATAGTGTTTGACTCTTTCTTACGATGTGCTAATATAGTACTTCCTAAGAATTTTCTTTCATTGTTTGGTATGATGTTATAACTAATCACTAATTCTTGTGATGGTTTTAATTTTAAAATAAATATCTTTCTACTATAAAGGATGAATGAGTCTTGAATAGTTTCTAAAACCGATTCAAATTCAGCTTCATTAGTAAATGTACATAATAATTGCGTTCTCACCCATATCCCTTATTTTATCTTTAAAGCTGATTTAACTTTTCCTAATGGAAGTTCTTGTGTACCTTCAAAGTTGTAACTATATCTACCAGATGAATTAGTTCCCATTCTAAATTGGGAATATTTCATATCACCTGTTGTTTCATTTATACCTGTTAATCCATATCCCGTCATTGTGAAATACTTACCATCTTTTGCGTTTGTTCTTAAAAAGAATACCGTTGTATCTGATAAGTCTTTTGACAACTTGTCTTGTACAAATTTTTCAGAACCAGGAAATTGTTTATATGTAGTTCCTTTTCCATCTTTATCTACACCAAAGACTTTATATAAAGGTAATGTTGTTTTACCATATATCATTTCTTTCTCTATCTCTATTAGTTGTGAGTATAACTTTTTTGCATCGCCAGATAAATCACCCAATATACTTTTAAGTACGATTGCTGATTGAAAGTTTGTCAATAACTTAGCAACAGTATCTTTTGATACAGGTGCAGTTAAAGAGAGTTTTTCATATCCGTTATAGTAAAATGCTGGATTTGATATAGCTGAACTATACAATGCTTTTAGTTTAGTATCCACATTAGTTACTAATTTATCTAATACTTTTTGATTTGTTGCAATTTGTTCAAAAGAATCATATATAGATGGTTTCTTAGCTTCATTTAGAATACCTTCATGTAACCCTGCTCTTAGTAATTCTTTTTCTAATTTTTTAACTTCAGATTTTGGAGATTTTTTTAATCCCTTGAATATCTTTTTTGAGAATCCAAATAAGAATTTTCCTAATTGAGAAATTTTCTGTAATAAGTTAGAACCAATACCTTTTATAAAAGCAACACCCTTATTTAAAAAGTCTCTTAATCCCTCATTCAATTGAACTGACTCTAATGCCAAATTCTTAACATCCTCAGTACCCAATAACCCATACTTGTCTTTTAAGAATCCGTATATTTTACCTAATTGAGCTCCACCTTCTGCTTTTTTGAGTGATACTTGTATAAACTTAATACTTGTACCAATTATTGTACAAACACCCTTTTTATCATATTCAACAGGTAACCCTTCACCTAACTTAGATATAAGTTCAGACGATGGGACATTGGATATAACACAATCAGCAGTATTATCTTTTACACCATCTACTAATTCAGAACGCTCAGTAGCTTGATAATATCCTTTTATATTTTTATGAGTTATAAATGCACCTTTAAATTTCATATCATCTGTAAACTTGGTCATACCTGCCATTAATTGTGCTATCAAGAAATAATCACCAAGTGGCATTGTATCTAATTTAGATAAAATCTCATTAGGTTTTGCGTATTCTCCACTACTTCCCAATGCTTTTACAAATTTCTGTTTTACATCGTTAGTAACTTTTGGTAAAGTTTCTTCGGTAGCTGAATTTAATTGTTTAAGTATACTGAAACCATTTACATATGTTCCCATACATTGTGCAGTTTCCATCGTTTCTGTATCAAAGTTTACATCAGTTGGTTTAGAACCTTTTCTCATTTTACCAAATAAAGACTGAATGTTTCCATTACTTGCAGTAATTATATAATTTTTACCAGTATCTTCAGCGGATACATATACAGTTTGACCATTATTTATTTTTACTTGAACACCATCTTCAGTAGGTGCTATTTTAGTAAAAGGTCCTTTAGGTACTTTTTCACCTTTTGGTAATCCCATTTGTAATAAATCTGCGGTATTTTTAAGTGGTATGAATTTATCACCTATTGCATATTTGTTATCATATATGGAAGCTTCACTAAGGAGTTGTCCTAATTGAATTAGTATATTTTCTTTTACTTTTTCTTTATCCTTTAACTTGTCTTTTTCAATCTGAGTCAACATTCCAAATTTGTCAATCTCTTTTTCGTCACCAGAGTCAGGTCTTTCTTCTTCTGGCTCTTCTTCATTATCTTTATCAAACTCTTGAATTAGAATATCAGCTTTTGCTTCACCAACCTCATCTATAAGATGATAATAAAAAGATTTTAAGAATTCTTCAGTATAAATACCTTCAGTAAGTTTAGTGTCTATATCAGACCAAACCTTCCGTAATATTCTATCTACTATGTTTTGGGATTTCTTCATAACTATAAATACCTAAATATTGGTCTTAACCATATTATCATAATTGTTTCCAATTTCTATCTCGACAGGGAATCCATCTTTTTCCATTATTGATTTAACTTCCCTAATGTAATTCTCTTCGTTTGCGTCAACATCGAACAGAATCGAGTCGTATGTATATAATATAGGTACTGACTTTTGATTCAAATTGATTTTTGACAATTTATCTAATATAAATATGTTTCTTTCTGTTTCAAGCGCTTGTAAAACATAATTAAATAATTTATTTTTATTTAGATTCTCATCAAATTTAATTTTTCTTTGTAAAATAGGTGTAACCACTTCACGATTTCGTAAGAAATCTAACCATAGTGAGTTTATGTAATCTGATGTTTTTTTGAAAAATGGTATGTGATAGTACTCATCTTCCACCCCACCATATAATTGTCTAAATGTGATTGCCTTTGCTTGACTAATATCTTTTCCATATTGATTTGCCAACCACCCATGTGCTTTCTTATCTAATGGAATATCTATGCCAATTAGTTTTGATATGAGTCGAATGTGATATCCATCGAAATCTAATTGGCACAATTTACCATTTTCGAATCGTGAAATAAATCTACTACGAGTACCATCATTTTTCTTAAGTGCTGCGTAATTTACTCCACCAAATGTATTGGATGGTCGTGATGTTGTAGTAAGTGTATTATATTGAGTATGTTCAAGTGTATCTAAATCCGTATAAAGTCCATTCTTTTCAACCCATTGTAATGATTTCGCATATAGTTGTGAGAATTTAGAAATTTTTGAGTCGACAAAAAGTTTCTTCCAATCTTCGAATTGTTCGTAGTGTTTCCATATAGGAATAAGGTCATTTGCTTTAGGTGCCTGTCGTCTTCTGAATATAGTGTAGATGGGTTTCTCTTGTACATCGAATGATTTAGCTTGCCAAAAGAGTGACATTTCTAAATCATACATATTGGGTAAGAAATCATAGTGATATAGAAAATCTTTCATTCCTACTATGTAAACTTCTTTAAAGTTGTGAAACTCTACCTTTTCGTCTATTTTACTTGCGTCTATGTTGTTGTAATTAACAAATAGGTCTAATGTACCATCTGATATGATTAGTGCGGATACTCGTGTCTTTATAGGGTGTTTATCTAAACTCGTAAGTATAGGGTACACCAATATCCTTTCCCGATAGAGTTGGGATATATGTTTCTTAAGTTGTTTGTTGCTATCTACAATTTTCATCCGTAACTAATATACGAAACTTTTATGAATTATCCAAATTAATATCCGATAAACTCTAAGTCAATACCACTTACCAATCCTTTTTCAGCATAGTAAGGATACTCTTCGCTTAACCAATAGTTTTGAACATTATCAAGTTCGTTTATAACTTCTTCGTATAATTCTGAAGTATCATCATCACTTCCGTATGATGCTCCCCATTGGATTCCACCACAAAGTTGTATCAGTTCATTGAGTTTATCCCAATTATTTTTATTGTTCTTAATACTAAGTAATATCTCAGCTTTCATCAATTCTGCTACTTTGTCATTGTGGTCATACATTTCTTTTGACCATGGTTTTGTGATTTCAATTCCGTATTTCATATTTTTCATTTTATTTATACATTATTACTACTGACCCAAACTTGTCATCAAACACTTTGATTAGATTATCATAATCACCACTTGTCATTTCTTTCATTAGTGGTTCAAATGGAACACCCACTTGTTTACAAAGGTTTTTTGCAACTCCTAATATGTAATATGCATTACCTTGAGGACCTGTCAAGTCTATTTCAATTTTTCCGTTACTTTTTGGTTTTGATTTTATCATATCTCTTAATCTTACACTACTAATATAGTGATAATATTTGAGACTACCAAACTTTTAATGTTAAGAAATTGTTAAATTTTTGCACCTTGTTGTAAGTTGGTAAGATATCGTTCAAGGCCTAAAAATGTATTCTGATACAACATAATTGTTCTTTTATTGGTATCAATAATACCTTTTTCTTCTGGTGTATCATTTAAAGGTCCAGCAATTTTCCATTTTAATTCGAGTTTCTGATAGTATACACTCTCTAACTCACCAAATCCTTCTTCACTTAGTTCATTAATAATGGTACTTCCCTTTCTTTTGTAAAAATACCTTGTTGCAAAAGAATTGTCATAATCTTCTTGAGTTGGTTGAAACAAATGAGGGTCAGGTATTACAAGATTTTGTTCATAATCTTCAACTGCCTCTTTTAATACATTATATTGAAAAGTATTTTTCGCAAGTTGTTCGCTCAATATATAAAGTGGTACTAATTTTACAGATACATCTTTTACATATACTGGCTGAGTATATATTTCTCCTGTGTTGGTATATTTGTGATATTGCCCAACCCATTCGTCACCATCATCAGTCATCCATTCACCACCCTCGGTGTATAGACCCTTTTGGATACTTCCTTCTGGATAATATATTCTTCGTCTTCCCATTATGCGTCAATCATCATTAAGCCAGATATTTTAGTAGACCAATCACCACCATTAAATTCTTGACCAATTTTTGTTACTATAAAATATGCTTTATTTTTTATTCTCGATGGTAATCTATCAACGCTAAAACAATCTCCATATTTTGGTAAATTGTAACCATCAACAGTAAGTTCACATTCTAACCCATAACTAATGTTTGGGTTATATTTTTTATTGTTATTTTTTACATATGCTTTCAATGCTTGTTTTGCACCTGTAATATCATCTTCACTAATATTATCCCCAAGTGATTCAATTGCTTTTGCTAAATCTCCTGCGTAATCATTAGCATTTTCTCCAATAGAACCTGGATAACACCCACCGAAAACTGCGTCTAATTGTGGTGAACCCTCACCATCCATAGCTGCTGCAGTTGCTAACGCAATTAGGTCTGAGTCTAAATTAGATGTAAGACTGCAATCTCTAACACCATTTGCAAAACCTTTTGTTAATTTAATCATTGTTGGACCTACTTGTTTTTTAGCTGCAGTACCCTTATTTAAAATTAGAAATTTACCTTTTTCAGACTCAGGCGAATCTGGGTCATTGTATAAAAATAATGTAAGATATCCACCTGAGTTTTCATTTATTTTATTAAATATTTTTTTTAAGAACATAGATGTTGCTATCCTATTTGGAGAATCTTCTTTTCCTGGTGGATTTTTTAGTTCTTTCATTGTGGTTTGCAGAAACCCAATTTGAACCCAAATACCTGCCAATGGATTACTACCTTTTGTTAAAGCGCTATAATCTGCATTAGGACCATACTTCGATGCCCAACCAAATATCATTTCTAATGGATTTGCTGATGCTATTTTTGAATCATTTTTTGTTTTTATTTTTATTTTAGAATAATCAAACTTTTGAGCTGCAGTACCGGCAACACTTTTAGAATTTTTATTAACATAGTCAATAAACTCATCTAATCTTACATATGGTAAAACATTATCTGTTGCACTATTAAAGAACGATGACCATCCCGTATTTACCATTTGGTGATTAACCAATCCAATTTTAGGTTTACCTGCACCACCACTTCTAACTTGAGCTTTACCCTCTGCAGGTTTACCCGTTAGTTTTGATGAGATTCCAACAAGGTTTGTTATTAAGTCGGTTGATGGGACTTCTTTACCAGACTCAGGGTCTTTAACTGTTTCTTTACCTACATCTTTTAAAGTCATGTAGTCAACATCTAAAACACCATCTGCCGCTCCTGCTACTTTTAAACTAACATCGTAACTTAAATCAGAGTTAATAGTGAAATTAAATCCTGTGATTTCACCTGTTACTGTTTTTGCATTTCCACCAACCCATCCTATCGTAATCTTTACTCGTTGTCTTGGTGTCATAAAGTTTTTTTCGATATGGTCAAAATGAGCTTGATTATAAACTTTACAATTACAACTTGCTTCAAATAACATTGCGTCTGATATATCTTGCCCACCATCGTTATTTATAGAAATACTTTCTAATACAGGAAAAGGTGTTAATCTACCACTATCATCTGTAAGCAAGTCTGCGTGTGTAGAACTATTAGTAATACTTTCTATTGACTTAAATGAACTGGAAGAACATTTAACAATTCCACCACCTGTAAGTGTAATTTTTCCATAAGCTCTACTGTGAAGTCCTACTCCTGAGACACCAATGCTACTTGCATTACTTGACATTTGCTGTGTTGGTCTTGGCAATGCTCTTGCACCTAATTGAAAACTCATAACTTAATCTTCTATTTTATTTAACGCATCATACTCACTTACAAACTTTAGTGTATCGTTGGGAATTCTTAATTGTATTCCAACTTCTGGAAACAAAGTACCTTTTCCTATATTATTAGCTCTGGCTATAATCCACCACAATGTAGGGTCTGAATAATATTCCCATGCTAAATTATCTAACCTATCACCTTCTTTTGTTATAATGTAAGTATCATTAATTTCAGGATTTATTATAGGATATACTAATGTAGTAGAGTACTTTCGTTCACCCTCTTTTTTAATTACTGGTATGTTATCGTATCTTTTCATATTTAACTCGCACCTTGAATTCTAAAATCACTACTAAAAACAAATACCTCACCACTATCATATTCGTGTATATTATTTCCAAGTACAGTAGCACCTACCGCAACATCAATACCCATTGGTAATCCAAAATCTACATCCCATGCAACCTCGTCTGAGTATGTATATGATAATGATGTTAATATCATTGGTGTTTCTACATACAACTTACCAACTGTTAGTTTTAATTCTTTGTTCGTACTACTACCCGGCGCAGTATATCCTGCTCCTGTATAATTTGGCATTGTATAAGTTGCTAATCGTTCTAACTTAGTCCACAATGGTTGCATCTCAACTCTTGATGTTGGGTATACTTTAAAATTAAATGATATGTCTCGTTTAAATGACTCATAAACATATACAGGTTCTGCTCTACCACTATATTTTATTTCAGTATAACTTGGTGAGAAGTTCTCTGCTAACCCTGTTACAGTTCCTCTAAATTGTAGATTACTCTTGTCAGTACCTAATCTGAAAACTAAATTAACTAAGTCTGATTGAATTGTGTCACCAATTTTTGATGCTTGTATTTTATCGTAATGCGATGACCAATTAGTAAGCTTTGAGTCATCATATGTCATGTCCGTTTGACCAGTTCTAGCCTTACCATCTACATAGACAGGTTTACCTGGACTTGGGAAGCTAAATTTTGTTTCTATACTTTCTTTGTCATAGTCTTTTGATTCTGCATTACCCCTTGAACCACCATCTAACTCTTTCCTAAAATCAGATGGCTTTACAGGTGTAGCTCCAAGCTGCGCTCTATCATCTGCCATATCCATTAACTGACCATGAGAAATCATCATATAATCCCCAATGTCAACAATATCTGGCCCTACTAATCCATCTGATTTAACAAGGTTTGGTTTGTTATCTTCATTGAACTTTTGTATTTTACCTAATTGTTCTACTACACCATATTTCTTAAGGTCTTCTGGGTCAGTTGGTATAGATTTAAAATATGTTTCTTCAGTTTCTTCATTTTTTTCTTTAAAAAAGAACTTTTGAGTGTAATCAGATAGACCTGTAATTTTATTACCAGTTGCGATTGCACCCAATCCTTTTATAAATGAATTTGTGTATCTTTTTACAAAAGTCTGACCAATACCATATAAGGAATCAGTACCACCACTAAATGTTTTTAAGTCACTACCAATTTCAATCGTACCAAAACTATCATATAACGAAATTAGATTATTTTTTGGTTTTTGAAGATTACCTTCAATGACACCACCTATTTTTGTATATTTTCCTAGCGTATCTAATCCAAGGATACCACTTCTATCAGGTTTAAATCCTATTTGTTGACCACCTATCGCAGCTAAGAAGTTTGCAGGAGTCCAAATTTTATTATATGTGTTACTTCTCTGATTTCCAATTTGTGTTGCAGACCATAGTAAACCTTTTACTGATAAAAAGAATGAACCCATCCTTACTAAGTCTATTGCAGCTCTTTCAGTTGAAGCAACTGCTCCACCACGAATTAAACCATCATCAATTGGGAATCCAAATCCCCAACTTTGAGGTTCACCTTTTTTCTTTCGTTGTATACCTCTTAAAACATATGGTTGAGGTATTAAACTAAATTTATTTGCTTCTGGGTCTTGAAGATTGAATTTAGAGTACATTTCGTCTAAGAAAGATGGCGATTGTCTTTGTTGTAATAAATCACCAATACTTGTATATGAATCTATGTATCTATCACCATCTGGTGAGTATCTTTGTGTATCACCAATTGCTTTTCCTACCTTATATTGACCATATCCGGCTTGAAATGATATTCCAGGACTTTGTTGACTAAAATTACTTAATAATGACGATGCGTTATCAAATTGAGTACCATTTATACCTGTAAATTTAGTATCATCTTTGGTTCTCATAAATGGTGAGAATCCAACTGCTTTATCATCGGTAAAGAAATTAACCTGTTGTGGTACTTCAAGTCCTTGACCTTCTAAGTTACCATTGAAAGTAAAATCATTAGGTGTCGTTTCACCTTTAAATTTATCACCTTGTCCTGCAACTGGTGGAGTCGTTTCACCTAAAAATGATTCACCAGTTTGTTTTAACATTTCGTTAGGTGTCGTTTCACCTAAAAACTTAGAACTTCTATCTGATTCATTGGGTGTCGTTTCACCTAAAAACTTTGAAGACCTATCTGATTCATTGGGCGTTGTTTCACCTAAAAACTTTGAAGACCTATCTGATTCATTGGGTGTTGTTTCACCTAAAAACTTAGAACTTCTATCTGATTCGTTAGGTGTTGTCTCACCTAAGAAGTTTTGTGCAAATTTAAACTCTTTAGGAGTTGTCTCACCTAAAAACTTTTGTGTAAACTTAAACTCTTTTGCTTCAGTCTCACCTTTAAACTTTTCTGTCTGATTTGCAAGTGTAGGGTTTGTTTCACCTTTAAACTTTTCTGTCTGATTTGCAAGTGTAGGGTTTGTTTCACCTTTAAACTTTTCTGTCTGATTAACAAGTGTTGGGTCGGTTTGTCCTTTGAACTTATCACCTTGTGTTACTTCATTTGCTTCAGTCTCACCCTTGAACTTATCACCTTGTGTTACTTTATTCTGAGAAGTACCTACTTTTTCAGGAGTTTGTCTTGAATATTGTACATCATTTTTTGTTTTTATTTTATCAGTTAATGGTACAGTATTAAACGCAGAAGGTTCTATTCTTGCTTTTACTTCAAGAGGTTCACTTTTTGGCTTTCTGTAATCACCAAGATTTGATTTTAAGTCTTTTAACGACATTATGTTCCTCTACTTTGTCTTGTTCTCTGTGTTCTTGATATTTCACTAACTACTTTATTATCAAATACTATTTGTATTGGTTGACTCTTTATGTCAGCTCTCAACAATTTAAGTTCTTCTAATAATGGGTCACTTTCACCACCACCACCTGCGGTTGCACCACCACCATCGTCACCACCTGCTCCAAATGCTCCTGCAATCATTGGTAACATAAGTCCTAATGCGAATACTGTTCCAAGGAATGGTGTTATCATCAATAGACCCATTGCGAATGGCATCATCGCCAATCCTACTGCCGCAAGTCCTGCCGCCAAGGAAAGTAAACCTGGTGCGACTAACACTAATTGACTTAATCCTGCGGCTAATGCGGATATTGCTGGAACTGCTGCAATCAATATCATAGATGCGAGTCCAAATGCAAGAATACCCGGCGTTGCGTAAAGTAATCCAAGACCCAATGCCAACATACCAATACCAAGTAAACTTAATATAGCGGTTAATGGTATTAATGCGGGAGCAATCATAATCAGACCCATTAAGGATTCTGTAAGATTACCCATCATTTCAAATCCTTTTGCAATTTCTTGTATTGCGTATCCAAGAACTAATAATGCTGCGGCTATAATTAACATTGCGGCTGCACCTGCGAGAATCGCAACTGCCCCAACACCACTCATCATTATTGCACCTACCAATGCCAATGCACCTACTAATGCTAACATGGATACAACTGCCATACCAATAGCTTTCCACTCTACCTTCATAAATTCTTGTACTGCTTTTGCGAATACAAATACGGCTGCCGCTACAAGTAATAATGCCGCACCACCTGCGAGTAGTTTCTTGGCGTCAATACCTTGAACTGCCTTAGTCATACCACTCATTCCTTTACCACCGCCTGATTTTAATTTTGGTGTTTTTGGTGTTTTTGCTTTAGGTCCACCAC